CGTTAAACTTCAGATCACGCGGGGATTCGCTCGGTACTGGCAGATTAGTAGGTGTAGTGGCCATATTTATTCCATAAAAAAACCCGGCGCGGTGGCCGGGTCTGGGTGATCGGGATTGGTCTTATTGGTAAATCAGATCGCTATACTCAGCGAGGGTTAATGAGGTGCTGCCCTTGCCGTCTGGTTGCTTCGCCGTGATAGTCCACTGCCCTGCATCAAGCTCCTGTGACGTGGCAATGACGTATCGTGAGGGTGACTGCACTTCCAGGCCGTCGAAGAGGTTAAGGTCGATATCAGGAATGGCAGCGGTAAAGCCGAACGCAGTATCAGCACGCGGAGACGCCGGGTATCGCGCAGTGGTGGCACCTGACGAATCAGTAACCTGCACATACATCGTTCCTGAGAAATTAATGCGCTCACTGGTTTCGAAGTCATTCCCGACCCGCGACACGATATAACCGGCCTGTTGGTTAGTGTCGTATGTGTCAGGAACCTGAACCATATCGCCAATGTTCACCCACTCGCCGTCTGCCATGGCCGTTACCTGCATGGTCATGCGGGAATAGATAAGCCGCTTGCACTCGCGCAGCGCCCGCTCGTCGGCCTGAAACCTGTTCCTGACGTACAGCATTTCGAACTTCTTCGCCTTTGCCGGCGATCCTTCAATTATGGAATTGCCGGATATCAGGTACCGGACAAAGTCCTGCTTATTGGTGTCCGGGTTGCGATACTGCACCTCTACGCCGTCATAACCGCCCGGGAGCGTCATGTCGTAGGAGAGCGAGTAGCCATCAGGTTTGGTGTTCGAGCGGTTGAATATGGTGGCTGCAGACGTCTTTTTGCCGTCTCTGGTGAAAGACAGCACGCCGTTGTCGTCGTAAACCGAGACGCTGGCAGCGTCACAGATGGTCTCCATGCGCGAACCGAGCGACACATCTTCATCGTCAAAGGTGTAATCGAAATACCCCAGACGCGGGTCAATAGCGTCAATTTCAGCCTGTATCTGGTACAGGCCGTAGATATCAATGCTAGACTCCGGCTGCTGCCCGACGACCAGCCAGTTAAACAAAGCGATGTCAGCGAACTTACGCGATGGCCTTAGCGTGTAATCAACCTGCTGCGTCGTCATGTTGTAGCTGATGACGTGGCGAGTGATTAACGCGTTGTACTTCCTGTCTCGCCCGCTTGTTGCGTTCTCTGTGGCCCGGACCTTGACCATCACCAGTGAATCTTCAGCGTGAACGACGTTCGTCCTGACGTTTACCGCATGAATCTCTTCGACCTGCAACTTGCTCGCGTCGCTGCTGTTATCGGTCCTCTGGAAGGTAATAGCATAGCGTCCAAACCCGCCAGCCGGAGTGAGCTTATCAGTCCGGTAAAACGTCTCCGACATGTAGTCGTGTGGTGTTGTCTGCCGGTACGTGAATGTCTGCTCTGTCCCCGGAATCAGATTGTTGTCATTGTCGACTTTCCAGATGTTGACCACCCAATTCGTTTCACTATTACCGCCAAGGCCAGACTGCGTATGCAGCCACAACTGGCTGGATGGTATTGGCGAGAAGAACGGGCCGACGATCAGCGCGGCGTTGTCGTTCAGGATGAACTTGGTTGTGTTGATTGTTGCGTCCTGGATGGGAATAGACGGACCATTCAGGTTGTCAAACGTGAAAGTATAATAGTAAACAGGGCTGACTACTGATCCATCGTTAGTCTCTGCAAAGCTGATGAGCCTACCGGAAAGCGTTACGTCTTCCGTTCGCGTTCCGCCGGTGATTGGATACGTCACGTTGATAGTGAACGTGACCGGGTGCGGGAAAGTCAGGTCAGCGAAGTAGTCAAAGTCTGCCTGTTTAACGATTTTCATCGCTATCTGCCCGCCAGCATAAACGCCACTGATGATGGTGTTTGCTGTTGCCGTCTCGATCGGGAAATCGTCGCTTTCGTTCAGACCGGGCACTTCCTGCCCGTCAACGTCGTCGAACTGATACCCCTCGTTAACAACCGGAATGGCTTCACCTGGATTGAAAAATGTGTAAGAGGCGCCAGCCATTGATCCCAAGTTTGATTCAGAGAACCGCATAGAGGTTTTATCGTAAAACCCGATACCAAAACACATTAATTCAGTAATGTATTTCAAGTTGTCGATATATTCGAAAATCGACTCCTGCACAAGATCCGGGAAGGAACGAACCTGGCCGAAATTGTCTGGCTTGGCCTCCCCATTGCGCGCTATGTTTGTCTGCCCCTTCAGGCTGTTATTCGGAGAGGTTTTGCTGTTCCCGCTGGCGGCGTTGGTGTTTGGCTTCGGCATCAGCGAAGACAGCACCTTCTGGGTGAACTTTATCGGGTTGAAATGCTCAAGCGGGTTTAGCAACGTGCCGACAAGACCGCCACTTTTTGGCTGATCGAAAATGATTACCCGGTCATCTTCCTGAAGTGCAAACCCAAGCTCATCATCAGGCTGCAGCTCTTTGCCGTTAACGTTGATGCGGATATCTCGGTGAAAACTTTCCCGCTCAAGCCAGTCTGAAAATACCGTTCCGTTGTTAACTACCGCCCGGTCCTTCGGCATCCCCGGAACGCGCTGAATTTCGATTACCGGCATAGGTGTAAAACTCCACTCTGGTGAATAATTTCTGAATTGTGCGGACTGCATCGAACCGGACATGCCCGCTTTCACCGCGGCTATGTAGCGCGCGCCCATCAATAATCAATCCGACGTGAACCGGCTGGCTGCCAACCCACGCGACAAATATCCCGCCTTCAGTGAACGTGTCGGTGCGTTTCCAGAACACAACATCAGCGTCATAGCACGCCATGAAGTCGCGCCCGGATTCGTAATCCACAGTCTGGTGAATTTCGACCCCCAGCACATGACGGTAATAGAGCACCACCAGGCCCCAGCAGTCAGCAGCGTTAAAGGTACAAGCGCGGTTACTCCAGGGGATGCCCTCAACCCGCGAGATGAAGTCGTCTTTAAGCATTCTGGAGCCCCGGATATTCCTCTACTGTATACAGCCGCCCGACGTTGCGATTGAGCGGGTTAACGCGCGTCAGGCTGCACGTCACGTCCTTCTCGTCCATCGAGCAGTCACTGACGTAGAGCGTCCACGACTTGATAGACGTTGACATATCGGCTGCGTCAAATTGCTGGTACGTCGCCGAGATAGGCGTGATGCGCGAGTAGGCTTTCCACTGTTTGAGTTGCTGCTTGAAGTCCTGCGCCAGGCGGCCAAATTTTACGGTGCTGTCGAGGATCGGCGTGTTGCTCTGCTGGCTTTCGGTTAACTTCATGCGGCATGGCGTGTACACCTGGCCGCCGAGCGTTTTTGGGAAAATCTGGTTATTAACGAGCCTGATATAGCCAAAGACCGGGCTGTAAAACGTGATGGTTTCGTACAGGATCCGGTTTGGCCTTCGGCTCTGAAATTCTCTGAGCGTCGGCATTATGGCACCTTCGGTAAACTCTCCGGGTCGCGCCCGTCAGGATAGCCAGTGACGATGATATCCAGCCACGAAGCCCATGGCGGCGGCAGTTCAATAATCATGTCGTCGAACTCGTCATCGGAGTTAACCAGTTTGCGAGCGATAACGTCACCGCTCCATGTGAAAACCGAACCGGACTGTGACCATGATGGCCAGGATAGGAAATGCAACTCCTGAAGCTCGATACCAGTATCACCAGTCCCCGTACCGAGCGGCATCGTGAACCACTGATTGCAGTTATCGAGATAGTTCGGGCTCCGCAACCACTGCATAAATGCCCTGTGCTGATCGCGAGTGAATATCCATGTCAGGGAGAATGAGGTTTTCAGATCGTCGGTTAATTTCTGGAATACCGGCGCGCCGACCGTTGGCTGATCGACGCGAAATCCGGTATCGGTAGTTGGTGTTTTGCCCTTCTGCGCCAGCGGCAGCCAGTCAGGGTAAGGAATTGGCATAGTTAGCCCCTTGCTTTGCGTGGCGCCTGGTGATTCTGCTGGATGGCCTGGCTAACACGACCGCCGTTATTGAGGTCAGCAACAATCATATCGATAGTCACTCCATTGCCGTCCTGGGCGGCCTGTGCATCCACAGTAGCATCTGTGTAGTTCTGAATGTTCAGATAGATGGGAACAGCGCCAGCTCCACTGCTGAGTTCTTTATTGCTGATCACCCTACCGTTGTCGCCCGGTATCATGTACTGCTTACCGGTACTGGCCTGGTAAATCTCAGGCATGCCACCTTCGCCGACCTGATACATCCCACCAGCCGATACAGGGCCGCCGTTCTTACGCTTGCCAGACAGAGCGAGGATGCCAGCCATAGCACCGATGCCGATCGCCACCGCACCACCGAATGATGCAATGGAGGACATGATGGCCGCAGGAGTCCATGCAGCAGTCGACGCAGCGGCTGCTGTGGTACTGGCAGCGGATTGCACGCCAATGCCAGCAACCTGAGCTGACGTTGTCGCTGCAATTGCAGCCTGCTGGGTTGTGGAACCCATTATGACCGACTTAACCCACTCAGACCCCATCTGCACAAACGTATTAACAAGGCTATTTAATACAGTCCTGCCTAATGATTTAGCCGCCTCTTCGGCGTCCATACTTTTGGTGATAAGTCCAGTAAAGGCGTTAGAAGCATTCCCAGCCAGTGAGTCAACAGATGCAGCGATCGCTGCGTTCCCGGCGCTTTGATTACGGAATATCTCCCACTGCGCCGCAACACGTGCCTGCTCGTACTCCTTGTCAGCGTTAGCACGCAGCATAAGTGCGTTCTGGTGAGTAATCAGCCCCTGCTGCTCGTATGCCTGAATAAGCGCGAGTTTTCTGGCGTTTTCATTCGC